CCCAGGTAGCTCAGTTGGTAGAGCAACGGACTGAAAATCCGTGTGTCGGTGGTTCAATTCCGCCCCTGGGCACCACCCATAAACCGCTGAAACCTAACGATCTTTTAAGAAACAGGCCGCTCGATGCGGCCTTTTTCCTGTCGCATGATGTCGCGACCGATCCCTAGCATTCCTGCCCTTTCCGAACGGCTCCGAACGGGTCCTTGCAACATAGTATGCGACATGCTATGCGCCATGTGCGGCGGATAGGGTCGCTCCCGATAACGGCTGGCATCTGCACCAGCTTTCCGCCGCAGCAACCATGCAGAGCGACGCTCGGCAGAGGCGTGCATGCTCGAATACATATCGGTAACCGAAGCGATTCAGCTTGCCGGCCGTCGCATCTACGGTGACGACTGGATCGCAGGACTTACGCCGGCCGAACGCGATGTGATGGCGCAATATCCCCTTGGCGGCCCGGAGCCCGCCGATTCGGAGGCGTGCGCCAAGGTGGCAAGAGCGCGAGATCGAGATGGCCGTGCGCGGCTGGAGCACGATCGAACGCGCAACTGGCTGAAGAGCTGTGGCTTCAGGACCGAAGCTGGCGCACTTATCGACGGAGAGGCTCTCAAGGACGCCTTGGCGCGGGAGATTGATTGCAGCGGCAGAGCGTCGATCTCAGTCCCACCCTCATCACCCCCATGGCTCGCCCCTCGGCTTCGGCCTGCGACCGGGGCCGATAAACCGCTCTTCTCAATGATCACCGAGCCGCCGGAAGCGGCGACTCCCGATGCTGCTCCGCCCGGTCCGAAACCCGGCGAGAAATATTCCAAGAATAAGATGTGCGAAGCGGCGGTAGAATTGCTGGAAAGCGGTCGATTTCCACCAACTCGGGGGCGGCTTGCCAAGATTGTCCTAACCATACATCGGAGTTTTGACAAGTATCAGGCAGACAGCATCCGAAAGACGATCAGCCCCACCATCCGCGAATGGGAAGAGAAACACCCCGGGAAATAGCCGCGTCCGGGAAATATCCGGGATGCGTCCGGGAAATATCCGCTTTGACCGAGGCGAAATAGACCGAATAATTAGCATCGGTTCCACTCCGATGCAGAGGGCTTATGTCCAATACATTTAATGCCGATGGCAAGGCTAACCTCGCCGGTGACCTGATTTGGGGTGCCGAGCAGATCGGGCAGGAAATTAATCTCCCGACACGCAAGACATTTTACCACCTAGAACGCGGAAATCTCCCCGGCACAAAGGTTGGCGGCCTCTGGGTCAGCTCGCGCCAGCAGCTCCGCGCCGCTCTCCTCGGCAAGAGTGATGTAACCGCAAGCTAAAAACCGCCGGATCGAGGTATGCGCCCTCGAAACCGGCGGCGATTAGGGTTTTGGCGGACAAACGACAGCCGCTAGATATCCTAGCTTTCCGACGTTTTCAAGTGAGCGCCTCGGGCCGGTCTCCAGGAAGACCGAACCCCATGTGCAAAAATACCACCAATCGGATCCGGGCGAGGCAGTTTCGGCGACGTTTACTAGCATCGCCGACACGCAGGGGCCGCCTTGCTGCCGTTGGGGCGAGCCGATGACGGAGCTCGACGTCGACCGCGACCGCCTCGGCAAGCTTTTGGGGCTGCTCGGGAGCACTCACGACGGGGAAGTGGCCGCCGCCGGCCGCGCTGCTCATCGGCTGATCCGCGAGGCGGGATTGACGTGGCCCGATGTGTTGACGCCGCCGCCACGGCCTCTCCCAAAACCGCCGGCCGGCCGCGCATCGCTGATTGTCGAATGCCGCAGCCGGTGGACTTTTCTGTCCGATTGGGAGAGGGGCTTCGTCACCTCGATCGCGCGACGCCCACCACATCGGCTGTCGGACAAACAGGCCGAATGTCTCGACCGCATTTGCCGGCGGCTCGGTATCGTCTGTGTCTAATAAACGTTTCGCCGCGGTTCCGCTTCACGCCGCGACGCTATCGGGGCTTGGTGCTCATGACCTTCGCGTGCTCATCGCGATAGCGGGCCATGCCAACGGCGATGGAAAAGCACATCCAAGTCTAGCGCGGATCGCAGCGCTTACCGGCCTCGACCGTCGCCACGTGCCGCGCTCGATCGCGAGACTAGAGGATGCCGGACTTCTGCGCCGTAATCGCCGCAAGGGCGAACGTGGCGGGTGGGACCGCTCTACATACGAAATCGTCTTTGAAGAACCGGTGTCGAGGAATACTCCCGAAAGCGCGGGAGCCCCGGTTAACGATGCCAGAGATGAATTTGACGTCTTTTGGCGGGCCTACCCCACGCGGTCACCTCACGACAATCCTATGAAGCCGGCAGCTCTTAAATTCGCAGCCGCGGTTAAACGCGGCGTCGAGCCCGAGGTCATTATTGCCGGGGCTCGACGATATGCCGACTACGCCCGCCACAACATTTCGGACCGGAAATACATCAAACAGGCGGTTCATTGGTTGAGCGCCGAGCTGTGGAACGAGAAGTATGGGCCAGCGGAACCTGCGCCCCTCCGGGCAGGAATGATCTGATGCCAACGCTTCCTGAATTGCTTCTGCAATACGGCATTAGGCCGCGAAGCTACCGCGAGGGCGACCAAAAGCTGTTGTGCCCAAAGTGCTCGCACCAGCGGAAGAATCGTAAAGATCCATGCTTGAGCTTGACGATAGAGCGCGAGAGCGGGGTCTGGAAATGTCATAACTGCGACTGGAGCGGCGCCGTGCGCGAGCGGGACGACAATAGGCCGGGCCCCCAGCAAAGACGCCGTCCACCACCGGCAAGGCCGACAAAGGCGCCGGATCAGGCGGGACCTACGGCGCTCTCATGGTTAGCGACGCGCGGGATTTCGGAGAAGACGGCAAAGCGCAACAGAATCGGGTTCGAACCCAGTATCTGGTTCCCCAAACTGGGTCGAAAAGCGGATGCGATCGCCTTCCCGTATTACCGCGACGGGGAGCTGGTGAACATCAAGTTCCGCGCGCTTGGTGAAAAGGCGTTCAGTCAGGTGAAGGATGCCGAAAAGGTCCTCTTCGGGCTCGACGACATTGCCAAGACGAAGACCGCGGTCATCGTCGAGGGCGAATGCGATAAACTCGCCATCGAGGAAGCGGGCGTTCTTAACGTCGTATCGGTTCCCGATGGCGCCCCAAGACACGTGAAAGCCGGCGATCCCGACCCCGAGGACGCGAAATTCTCATATCTCGCAAATTGTGCAGACCAGCTCGACCGGCTGGAGCGGATTGTTATTGCTGTCGACGCTGACGAACCGGGACTTGCGCTTGCCGAGGAACTGGCTCGCCGGCTCGGGCGAGAACGCTGCTGGCGGGTGCGTTGGCCCGATATCGGCGACGTGCCCTGCAAAGACGCCAACGAAACGCTGTTGATGTACGGCGCCGAGATATTGCGGGAATGCCTCGACAATGCCGAGCCCTGGCCGATCACCGGACTTTATGGCGCTCGCGATTACACCGATCAGGTCCTCGACCTTTACCGCAACGGCCGCAAGCGCGGATTGTCGACTGGCTGGCCCTCGCTCGACCAGTACATGGTTATTTGCGGAGGCCGCCTGTCAGTCGTCACCGGCATCCCGAACTCGGGAAAGTCGGAATTCGTCGATGCGTTGATGGTCAACCTGGCGACGCGCTGCGGCTGGAATTTTGCCGTATGCTCGTTCGAAAACCCCCCGGAAGAGCACATTGCAAAGCTCGCCGAGAAATATCTCGGAATTCCATTCTGGGACGGTCCGACCCGGCGCATGTCCGAGTCCGATCTCGACAGGGCGATCGGTTGGGCCGACGAGCATTTTCGCCTCATCCGCTTTGACGAAGAGGCGCCGACCATCGAGGCGGTTCTCGACAAGGCTCGCGCCGCCGTTCTGCGCCATGGTGTCCGCGGCCTCGTAATCGATCCCTATAACGAGATCGAGCATCGGCGACCAGCCCACATGACCGAGACGGAGTATGTCTCGCAGCTGCTCGGCAAGGTGAACGCTTTGCCCAGAACCATGCTGTTCACGTCTGGTTTATCGCTCATCCGGCAAAGCTCCACCGCGAGAACGGCTCGCTGCCGGTACCGACCCTCTACGATATCTCCGGATCGGCGAATTGGGCCAACAAGGCCGACATAGGGATCGTCATCCACCGCAATCCCGAACACGACCCAACCAAAGCCGAGATCTACGTCCGCAAGGTCAGGTTCAAGAGCGAAGGGAAAATCGGTGTCATCGAACTGCGATGGGATCGCGCCACCGGCAGGTATTCGGAGATCACCAGCACCGCCTATGGGTCGGCTAGGGGCTATGTCGACTGACCGAAGGGTGTCACCTCAGATGGTGACAGGGGTGTCACCCCTAGTGGTGACAGGGTGTCACCTCAGGTGGTGTAAGGGGTGTCACCTCAGGTGGTGCACTGAACAGACCATAAGAACAGACCAATTAACACACCGCGGATTTCCCGTTTCCGGTGGCCCCAAAAACCCGGCGGTTTCGAGCCGCCTTCGCGCGATCGCACGCGGGGCGATAACCACACGCGGAAAAGGGGTTTTGCTCAACAATTTTTGGCGTAGGCGCATTTTCGCTTCAAGCTTGGATAGCGCCTTGTCGACCTTGGCGCGGAGTTCCGGCGCCGGACGGCACGATCAGATCATGTCAAGGCCTCCGGCGAAGCAGCCTGACCGCGACACGACTGCGACATGCGGAAAATTCTGCCGCGTTTACATGATGTTTCGCTATGACGCGCGGAGTATGTATCCGCTAGTCAACAACTCCATGCGCGCGAGTCGGACCTCACCATCCACCCGATTGATTTGGGAGTTACGTCGATGACCGAAGGACGCGCCTCGAAGTGCCTTAGCTGCAATGCCGTCGAGCTGCCGGATTCCGACGATGTCATCTGCGGCGCCTGCGCTCACGCCCTGCCCGCGGCCTTCCGATCGGTTCTACAAGATCGCGCCGCCCGCCGTGCTCGCACCACCAGAAGTGCCGAGGAGGACCTTCGCCTCGACGCATGGGCATGGGGCACCTTGATTGGAGGGCTGATTGAGGCGGCATCACGGGCCCGTGTCTCGCTCGACGATGGGCAGGCACCACCTCCGGCATCGCAGAGGCACTGATGGCCCTCGCTCCGAAGAAGCCGGCACGGAAGCGCAAAGCGGGCGGCAGGCCCAGCGGATTCAGGTCAGCTTACGTCGCTCGCGCCTTCGACATGTGCTTGCTTGGCTTGCCAGATGAGCGCATCGCCGAGTTACTAGGGACAAGCCGAGCCGGCCTAAATCGATGGAAACAGGCCTATCCACGCTTCCGCCAGGCGTTCGAGCGGGGCCGCGACGAGGCAGACGGCAAAGTCGCCAAAGCGCTCTATCAAAAGGCGGTTGGGTACAGTCATTCCGCTGAGAAGATCCACGTGCTCAAGGACGGAACGGTCGTCCGCGTGCCGTACACCGAGCGCTTCCCTCCGGATTCGGCTGCTTTGGCGTTCTACCTCAGCAACCGGCAGCGCGAGCTGTGGCATCGTGATCCCTCGGCCGGCAGCTTGAACGTCAACTTCGGTCTCGAATCGCTGATCTCAGAGGTTGTGAAGGCGCGCGAGGCGCGGCAGGCGAAAGTGATAGAGCATCAGCCGAACACGGAGCCGAAGGATGCGACGAAGCCTGACGCCGACGTGGCAGCTAGGCGCCTCGGAGCGCCCGCTGACAAATGATCAATCTGTGGGTCTCGGGCCCATCTACTCTCGGAGATGCCGCTGATTTCAATGTGTTGCGCGCCAGATGCAGAGAGGCTTTCGGGCCCGGGGTCGCACCGGGGTCGCACGATCGAGGAAATTGCCCGCATCGCGGATCGATATCGGCGCGCCGGATCGATCCTCAGATTCGGAGCGCAGGGCCCCATCAATCGCGCCCCCTCAAGAAACCGACTTCGCTGGGTGCCGGTATCGAGGGTGGGGCGTTCGATCTGGGGACTGCAAGCCTGGTCTCGCGGATTTTTTGCGGGGAAATTTTGTCGTCCCCGGGCCGCCAGCCTGCTCTCGCAAAATTTTGCAGGAATTTTTTGAATAATGTTTGAGACGGCTATTCCTGAACTCCGCGCCGCGCTGACGGCGCTCGTTGACGATGCTCTCGCCCGCATGCTTGAGACCGGCAAGGTCGAGCCCGGGTTGCTGTCGCTGATCGGGGGTGCCGCGGCGTCGATTGCCGCGCTCGACGCTCGAACAGCCGAGGAATCCCCGCCGGCCGGGTTGGGCGCGGCGAGCGAGCCATTGTCGAATTTTCTGTCGCGATAGTCTTGATCTAATAGCGGCAGTGCCGACGGGGTAGTGGACTGCGAATCTCGACTTGAGTACAATGTGCTTCTTTGGAAAGGGACTTGAAATGCGTAGTAGTCAGGATACCGTTCATAGCAGTGAGCGCCGGTCGACGCTCTACCCGAAGCCGCCTCCGCCGGCGCTGAGCCGGTACGAGCAATCGCGGAATGCACTGGCGGAGAAGCACACGGCCGAGCTTAGCTCGCTTGGCGAGCACCATAAGGCCGCCGGCGATAAGTTGCGCGGGGAGCAACAGAACGAGCGCGCCAGGCAATACCGCAACTTTCATCAGCGGCATCTGCCGCAAGAAGCAACGGACAAATGGGCAAAGGAGCGGAAGGCATTGGAGGCGAAGCACGACAAAGAGAGCGCTGACATGGAGCGGCGGCACCGCGGCGAGCGGGCGGCTTTGAAGCGTCGGCATGGCGAAAATGGCCGAGGATAAAAAGGACGCTCGCGGTCGCCGGGCTGCGCTCTATGGCCCACGGTCGGCACCGGCTGAATTGCAATCGCAGCGGCTGACTACGGGCCGATACAATGACGAGAAACCCACCAAGCGGCGCTGGCGGCATGCGCGGCGGCGGCAGCTTGGCGTGATCTCGGCAGATACGATTTGAGGCAAAAATGATGAAACATTGGAAATCCCCGATCGCCGCTGCGCTTCTGGCAGGATCGATTGGCTACGCCTGGGCTCAGGGCTACGTGCGCATCCCGACGCTGTCTGGTTCGGAAGTCGTCTCCGTCACGGCCTTGACACCATCGGGTCAGCCGGCGGGCGGCAATCAAGTCGTCTATCTCACGCAGATTCGGGACGCGCAAGGCTACTCGAAGCAAGTCGCTACTTCGAGTTCGACGGTGACGGTTCCGGTGAATACCTCGCGGCTGCTCCTCAATCCCGCAGGCTCGATCAGTACGGTTGCGATCGTCATGCCCCCCGGGCCTGCAGCGAACAGTAACGTCCCGGTGGATGGTGCCGAGTTTTGTCTGAACTCGACGCAGAACATCAGTTCGGGACTCTCCTTTACCGTGCCGGCCGGGCACACGATCAACGGTACGATCACCAGCTTCACGGCGGGCACGACAGTAGTGCCGTGCTGGGTTTTCTCCGCGAGCAATCTTACGTGGGATAGGAGTCAATGATCGTTGCGAGGCCGCGGCTTTGGCGTGATCTCGTAGCGGCGAAAGGCGGCTAGTGTGGCGAGCGTTCCCTATAATCCCGTACCAAGCGTTTCGCCTGAGACAAGAACCCCGGATGATTACCAGCGGATAGGGACCGATGCCGAACAGTTCGGCGGATTAATTGCGCAGGGTTTGGAGAAGGCTGGTGCCGGGGCGCTGAAGGCTGGTCAATTCTATGGTGAGGTCGCTGCGGACGACGCGACCAACCAATACATGGAGGGCGCGCGCAAGATCCTGAAGGGCGATCCGAACGATATCTGGAAGGACGAAACCGGACAGCCGATCCTTGATGAGCGCGGGCAGACGCAACCGGATCGCGGGTTTTTTGGCCTCCAGGGCGATGCGGCGATGCGCGCGCAGGCGGGGGTCGAGGCGAGGCTCGAAAATCTCCGCAAGGCTCTACACGAGAACATGCAGACGCCTGAGCAGCAGCTTCAGTTCGAACGGAACACCCGGCGAATGCAGGATTACCAGAGCCTGCAGATCGGCTCGCACGCAGACCAACAGGCGAATGTATGGGCCGCGAAGGTCGAGGCGGCGTCGGGCGCCAATGCCAAGGCCGAGATTGCGAGCGCGGTATTGAGCGGCGACCAGGACGAAGTCACTCGCCACTCAAACGATCTGGTAGGCACCTATGTCCGCCAGGCTTCCCGATTCGGGGCAAGGCCCGGCGATGACGTCTGGGAGGCGGCGAAGCGGCGCGGACAGCAGGAAGCTATTGAAACCCAAGTCAACGCGCTGCTTCCGAGCGACCCGGCGCGTGCGCAGAAGCTCTTCTACGACAATGTTCCGCTGCTCTCAGGGTTGCCGAACTTCGATGCGTTCAACAACCGGATCACGAATTACGCGGATCGGCACATTGGCCAGCAGGCAGGGCGGGACGCGTTCTTTGGTACAGGCGCGGGCGGTGGGGTGGCGGCGCGTGGCGGTCAAAGCGCTCGTTCCGGTGGGTGGGGGCCGCTCGCTCCGGCCGCGATCGATACCTTGAAGGCCGCCGGCTGGAGCGATGCCGCTGTCCAGGGGGCGATGGCCAACGGGCTCGGAGAGGGCGGTTTCAAGGAGCCCTGGCAAAAGGCCTGGGGAACACCTGACCGCCCGGAGGAGAGCTACGGTCACTGGCAGTTCAATGCCAATGGCGAGCTTCCGGGGTATCAGGCCTGGATCGCAGGGAAGGGCAATCCGCAGGACACCAAGCTGCAGGCGCAGTACCTCGCCAAACGGATGGAGGAGATTCATCCGGGGTTTGCACAAATCACCGATCCGCGCCAGGCCACGGACATCATCGCCACTGAGTTTGAGAAATATAAGGGCGCGGCCCCTGGGCAGCGGTATGGCCAGCTGGCCGAAGCACAAGGCCAGATGGGGGCGCCGGCGGATACGGTCGCGACGCCGCCGGCCACGGGCCCGAAGGCCCAGCTCGCCTCGGCGGCTCCCCAGCAGCCGCACGCCCCGACCCGCGAGGAGCTGATCAACCGCATCCCGGACGGTCTCTCCGACAACGCCTATAATCACGCTTACACAGAGGTAAACAAGCTCTACAACCATTGGGAACAGGCTACATCATCGGATCGCGCGCAACTGAGACAGTCGATTCGCAACGGCATACCGATGCTAGAGGATGGTCGGGACTTCGATTACGATCCTGCCCGCATCCGATCTCTTCTACCGCCCGATCAGGCCGACCAGGCGATCGACTTGCTGGAAGATGCAAAGACTGTGGGGCAGCAGAAAATTGCCGTGCGCGGGATGTCCTATCCGGAAGCGATGGCGCAGTCGGCGGCCAATCAGGCCCAGTTGAGCAAAGCGCCTCCTACCGAATACGTCAAAATGTCGAAGATGGCGGCGGCTTTCGACAAGGCGGCCGACCAGCACTTCAAGGCGCTGTTCGCGGACCCGGCTGGTTACCTGACGGCGAATAATCCAGAGATCGAGCGATTGCGCGCGGCGTCGGCTGCGGAAACATCCGAGCAGATGTCGGCTGATCGAGCATCGGGACAGCCAACGGCTTTTGAGAAATATGCCGCCGCGCTCGGCGAGGAGCAGGATCGACTCGGCGTGCCGTCCGAGATCCAGCACATCCTCGGCGTCCAAGGTGCCCCGAAGATGGCTCAGGACATCATGGCGAACCCGTCGCAGGCGCCGACCAAGATTCGCCAGATGGAGGAGGGCTACGGCACCGCATGGCCAGCGGTGTGGAACGATCTTGCGACGCTCGGGAAAATGCCGACCGGCTATCAGGGCGCTCGGCGTGCTCGAAGAGGCCGACGCCGAGCAGCTGGCCCGCGGCCTCGGTGCCGGGAAGGAAGGCAAAGCTTGGCACAGCCTGCTGGGTACGACGGTAGTGAACGATATCGAGAAAGAGGTACGCGGCGACGATGGTGTGCAGAAATTGCTGACCTCGCTGCGGACCGAGGGCGCAGCTCCAACCCAGATCGCCGATTTCCTCGGTACGATCAACACACTCGCCTTTACGAAGCAGACGGAAGGCGACACCGCACCGGGCGCCAATGCGGCCAAGGCTTTCACGAGCCTCTACAGCTTCATGCCGAATGGCGGCGCAAGAGTGCCCGCCAAGCAGTTCGATGCCGTGTCGTCGAACGCCGCGCTTACCTTGCAGGGATTGCATGCCGACAATCTGACGATCCCGCCGGGCTTCAGTAGCGGGCGGCCGGGAATGCCAACGTCGCAAGACTACGTCAGCCTCATCCAGGCCACGCCGTCCTGGGTAAACACACAGGGCGATTCGCTGGTTCTGATGAGCGGCAGCCCACTCAGCCGCATCGTGCGCGACAAGGCGGGCAATCCGATCTCGGTCAAGTTCAGCACACGCGCCCCACCACAAACGACGCTGACCACGCCGCCAGCCATTGGGCTTGGCCCCTGATGGTCGACTTCGTCATCGGCCGCCCACAGCCGGAATCGCCGGAATGGGCGATGGAGCAGCAGGATCTCGCGACGCCATCGACGTTTGGGCAAGCATTCGGAACCGGCGCTGCGGAGACTACCGGCGCGATTGGCCGCTTTCTCCAGGAATCGCTTTATGAGCCCGAGGGTATCGCCGCACAGATCGGGCGCGGCATGGTGGCGACAGGCGAACTCGAAGGCGGCGTGCCGCCCGAACAACGGATCTTCGGGAGCGATCTTGGTGCGGCACCCTTGCCCGATCCGGTCAAGCGGCCAGCGGTGGAGATCAACGAACAGGCTGGCGCGCACATCACCGATCAGCCGATGGGATCGAACCTCGCCGATCTGCTGATCACGGCAAAGCAGAAGGAGATCGAGCGCGAGAATATCTGGTCGCGCTATGCCAACGCCCACGCTTGGCCGACTAATCTAGCGGTAGGGGCGGCATCGTTTCTCGCCGACCCGCTCAATGCGGCAACCCTGTTCGTGCCGGGGATCGGCGAAGAGGCGATCCTGGCGCGGCTCGGGGTCGGATTGGGCGGTCGGATTGCAGCCGGTGCCGGCTCGACAGCATTGGGGGCGACCGCCGCGCAGCTGCCTCTGACGGCGCTCAAATATGGGATCGGGCGCGAAGAGGCGAGCGATTACGATCTGCGCTCGGCCTTCGTGGATCTGGCAATGAACGCTGCGGCTGGCGCTGTCGCTGGCGCGGGGTTCGGCGCTGTAACGCATGTGTTGCGGGCGAGGGGTCTTGTCTCGCCTGAGGTGCCACGTGCAAACACGGTTCCCGGGCTTGCGGATCAAGCGTCGCGGGTGCTCGGCGCCGATGCGGTTACGACACACGAGGCAACGAACGCGGCGGTTTCCGAGATCGTCGAGGGCCGGTCGGTCGATGTCGAGCCGTTTTTTCCACCGCCTCGCCGTCCCGAAGACATCATCGATTTCTTTATGCGTGGCGGCGGCATCAAGGACGAAGGCGGCGAGTTGCGCGCCATGGATCTCAACCGGCCGCAGCAAGGCAAGTTTGGCACTCTGTCGCGACAGAGCGGCATGCCGCTCGATAAAGCTCGTGAGTTGGCCGAAGAGGAAGGATTTCTTCCCAGCGGGTCGGATATCAACGATCTGCTGAATGCGTTCCGCGAGACCTCGCAGGGGCGTCCGGTATTCCGGCCGGAAGAGGCGCCGGCTTGGCGCGAATATGAAGCGCATCGGCGGGCTGGCGAATTCGAGGCTGGGGGAATATTCGACCCCAATGAGATGTTTGGCGAGATCACGCCGGCAAACATCGTCGACCATCAGCGCCAGCTTTATCGCGACGGCTTTGCTCCCGGCGTGCCGCAGTCGGAGATCGATGCTGTGCGCTCCGCTCTCGCGGAGCATGAGGCCAGACCGCCGGTAAAGCCCAGGGGTGAGGGAAAGCCGCCCGACGGATGGGCGGCGGCAGGTCCGGAGGTCGTGACTGGCGAGCAATTCCGCCAGCGCCTGGCTGCCGTCGGCGGTGACCTCGGTAAGGCGTCCGATGCTCTTGTTGCGCGAGTAGAAGCAGCGCTTGGCGAAGGCAGATCAGTCACCCTCTATGCCGAGGGCAAGCCGATCAGGATAGTCTCCGTAGATCGGGGCATGATGGCGGACGCCGAAGGCCAGCGTTGGGGAACAATGCTGCTCGCCACAGGAGATCCTGCAGGAAGAACACGAATTGAGATTGGCCCAGGGGCTCCCACAGAGGCACCTGGCGCGCCTGCGGCGATAGCGGAGCCTGTTGAGGCCGATCCCGAGATTGCGGCGGCCGAACAGCGCTTTGCCGCGACGCAGGCCGATCATCCTCTGCTGCCGGAGGAGCAGGCGGCGCTCGACGAGAGCCGGGCGGCAGTCGAGACGGCCTCGCTCACCGAGCAGGCGCTGCAGGAAGCGGCAAACTGTCTGAAGGAAAGCGGGATCTGATGGCACGCACAACCGAACAGTGCATTGCGCGGGTCGCGGCCCGCGGATCAATCGGTCAGGGCGAGGCGCGGCAGATCCTCGAAGATGTTGCCGAGCGGGCCGAGCGGATGCGGCGCAGCGGGACTGACGATCCGGTAGTCACCGCCGCATGGCAGATGGCGCGCGATCTCAAGGACAAAGCCAAGGCCGATCGCCTGGACGCACTGCGCAACGCGACGATCCGCAACAATGTGCTCGGCCGGGTGCGCACTGAGGGCGGCATCGCCAACGCCGCCAAGGTGCTGCGCTCGGTGTTGCATTGGGTGCCCGGGTCCAACGTGCTCGACAGCATCGAGGGCCGCTGGCATGCGCTCAGCCGGCAGTGGCGGGCCACTCTGGGCTATCAGCTCAAGAAGGACGGCGTGCTCGACGCGGCGATCTCGGGCCAACTCGACGATCAGGTGGCCGAAGCTCTCTGGCGGGCGCACGGCGGGGCGCCGGATGCCGCGGTCGGGATCTCGACGCCGGCGCAGAAGATCGCCGACGCCATTGCGTCGCGGCTCGATCTGGCCCGCGATCGGCAGAACGCGGAAGGTGCGCGGATCGGAGACGCTGTCGATTACGTGACGCGCTCGACCTGGGATTCCCGTCAACTTCGCTCGGCGGCCGGGCCCGGCATGACGCAAACCCAGGCGTTCGAAGCGTGGTGGGCCAAAGAGCGCCCGCGCATGGCGGACAAGACATTCGACGATGTCGAGATCGGCGAGGGCGAGACCCGGGCGGACGCTGAAAAGCGAATGGGACGCTCGATCTTCGATGCCACGGAGTCGGGCATCCATATGCGCCACGTCTTCACCGGCATGGCCGAGGATACCGGCCCCGCATTTAGCCGGGCGTTCGAGGGCACGAGCAACCTCGCACGCACGGCATCACAGCAGCGTGTCGTGCATTGGAAAGATGCTGCGTCCTGGCTCGCCCATCAGCGCGAGTTCGGCGGCGCCGACAGCCTCTATGCTCAGATCGACCGCACTCTCGACCAGGGTGCGCGCCGCACCGCCCTGATGCACGGCCTCCGCACGAACCCCGCCGGAAACCTCAACCTGATCATCCGCAAGATCCAGGAGGCATATCGCACTGACGACGGCCTGGAGGCCTTCACCAATCAGGTGAAGGGGATCCAGAATGTGATGGGCCGGCTCGACGGCACGCTCAACATTCCGGTCAATGCGGATTGGGCGCAGCGCGTCGAGCATTTGATGACCCTGGAGGCGACGGCACACCTGGGCGGCGTTGCCGTGACCCACATTGCCGCGGCGCCGGCGACCGTAACAGCTGAACTCGCTCATCACGGCGTCTCCCATTTCGAGGGGCTGGGGCATGTCCTGAAAGCGATCGTCACCGGAAGAGGCGCGGCAGAGAAGCAGGAGATCCTGCACGATGCCGCCTCTTACGCGCATGGCTATGCTTTGCAACTCGCCTCAAAATGGCAGCCTGGCCAAGGTTTGCCCGGCTTCATGTCCTGGGGTGCGGCGAACTTCATGCGCCTGACTGGCCTTGAGCATTTCCTCGGCCAGTTCCAGGCTGACGGCATCAAATCGGTTCTGATGACGCGGCTCGGCCGGCTTGCGGATCAGACCTTCGACAAGATTGATCCTTTGCAAGCCCACGTCCTCGGCCGCTACGGCATCGGTCACGAGGAATGGGATCTGCTGCGTAATACGGCTGAGCCGCTGTCGGTTGAGGGGCGGCGATACATCACGCCGCGCGATGCCCTGCATACCGATGCCGGGGAAGTCGAGGCGCTACTCCGCAGTCGTGGCGAGATCGGCGACAAGACCGCACCCGATGTGATCGCCAAAGCCGTGCAGCGCTTCCAGTGGGATCTCGGCGACCGCTATCTGATGTATCTGAACGATGCGGCAGAGCATGCCACAGTGACGCCGGGAGTCCGCGAGCGCGCTCTCGCATATGGCGAATCGCAGCCTGGGAGTTGGGGTTATACGCTTCGCCGCTTCACTATGCAGTTCAAGATGTGGCCGCTCGCCGCGGTCAACCAGATCATCGGCCGTGAGATCGGTTATAGCCTTTCGGGCAAACAGATCGCGGCAAACATCGGGTGGCTTCTCGCGTTCTCGACGGCCGGCGGCGCGATGCGCATGGCGGTCAACGATGCGCTGGTCGGCAACCCCCAGCGCGACTACCGGAACCCGGTGACTCTTCTCGCGGCCCTCGCGCAAGGGGCGGCCTTGGGATCTACGGCGACTTCCTGTTCGGCGAAGTGAGCCGGATGGGAGCGGGACTCGTCTCGACCGCAGCGGGTCCGGTCGCCAGCGACGCAGACCGCCTAATCCGTATGTCTCAGCGGTTCCGTGAGGATTTGAAGGACCAGCCGGGCAAGGCGATGACGCACCTCTGGCCGGACCTTGCACACTTCGCAGTCGGTCACATTCCGTTTGCGAACCTGATCTATCTGAAGGGCGCGCTCGATTATCTGCTCTGGTATCACCTCTATGAGGCGGCCTCGCCCGGCTGGTGGGAGCGCACCAATCGGCGCCTGCAGAAAGAGCGGGGCCGGGTGATGACCGGCTATCGGCCGGGCGGACGGATACCGTGGACCCCGTGGGGTATTGGGGCGGCCACGCAAACAATGCCGGCAAACCGCTGAACCTTGTTCAAAAGCGGGCCTCAGGTCGCAGCGCATGGTGATCACGGCTACCTGCAGTGAGGTCCCTGCCAGCCGGACCGCCCGCGGCAGCGCCTGGCGCGCGATTGCCATTGTCGACGGCGTCGCCTACGAGGCCAAGAGCCGGGCATCCGCGGTTGGCGCTCTTTGCCGGGAACTCGTTGCCGGCGGCGTACCCGATGACGCGATGCAGATCACCTTCGACGGCGTCCGCGGGCAGATGACGATCCGGTCGATTCACAAATTCGCCGGCACGACGCTGTCGGAAGGGGATGCCTCTATCAGGCGTGTCCCATGGCGCCCGTACCCGGCGCCGCAAAATGCGGAACCGGTTGCGGCTGGCGAGGCAGGAATGGGGTCGGCTATGCCGGCCGCACTCCCGGACCCCCGGACGGAACACGCGCCTGTAGGGACCTCTCCGCTAAGTGTGACATGCGAAGGCTGCGGCCAACCCTTCACGCCCAAGCGATCGGACGCTAAGACATGCGGGGCGGCCTGCAGGAAGCGGGTAAGTCGGCGGCTGGCGGCATAACCCCGTGCAGCAGTCCTGGACCGATTGACCGGGTGAAAAGGGCCTCCTCTAAGGCTTACCACCGCGCGGGCGGCGTAAAGGGCGGCGCGGCGCGGGCGGCTTCCTTGACTGCTGATCAGCGTTCGGCAATTGCTCGGCGGGCGGCGAAGGCGAGGTGGAAGAAGCAAGAATAATGGAGGCGTCTACCGACCTGACGTCCTTACGTAGCAACACCTGACTTTGGCCCCTACATATTACATTTACCGTTATTGTCCCCGCTTTTATAAGTGGAAGAGGAAATGACGGCGTCGCGATAATCCCTGGATTTCTAATGTCCTTGAAGTCATATTCTGCTTTCACCTTTAGTATGTCATTGCCATCATATGAAAAGGTAGTTTCCAATTCAATTTTGCCCATTTCGATGGGAAATATTTCTATATACACTGCTATCTTCAGGAAATCCTTAAATTCCGACACTATAATATCACCAGAATATACGCCCAAGAGTGAGTGTTTACCTCCAAGTTCCTGGCGCACATCCTCGCATACGAGAGCATTCCCTATGCGAAGCGGAAACT